ATGATGTGTTTACCGCCATGCAGATGCAACTGCGGGAGCCGGCCACGCTGACCACCAGGTACTCACCGCTGATAAATCAAAAGTTGCTTATTTACAAAGGGGCCGACCTGGAACCGTATGAAGTGATCAGCGTCGATGATGTGGACGAACGTCACGCCTGGCTGGAGATTAAAGTGCAGCGGGCAGCAGAGGCGGTGTGATATGGCCAAGTTTGAATATGAGGTCCCTGATGACCTTTTAAACGAGCTCAAAAAGCTGGGTAGTGCTGCCGATGAGATAGCATCTAGGATGATTAATGGAGCAACTCCCATCCTGGAAAAGCAAGTGAAGCTGGAATCGGAGAAGCACCGGGTCAGTAAGGATATGTATAACTCAATCAAAAGCACCAAGGCTGGCCCGCACAAGAGCGGCGGCTACTATGCAATCGTCAGACCCACCGGGTCAGACAGTAAGGGCGTTCGGAATATGGAGAAGATGGCTTACTTGGAATACGGCACAAGTCGTCAACCGGCCACACCGGTACTAACCAAGGCTATCAATGACAGCGAGCAGGGAGTGTTGGCTAAGATGCAAGAAATCTTTGACAGGGAGGTGGGCAAGTGAACGTCAACCTGATTGTCATTGCGGCCCTGGCCTCCCTGGGCCTGCCGGTGACACCTAATGTCAATCTTACGGGAGATACGGAGTACATCACTTTTAATTACCTGGATGAGCGACCGACACTGATCGCGGACGACACCGATCTATACGATACCACAGTGATCCAGGTCCACTATTTTACTAAGACAAATCCACAGCAGAAGAAAAAAGATATACGCCGCTTGCTCCGCGCAGGCGGCTTTGTTATCCACGATACCCAGGAGTTTTATGAGATAGACACCGCGCTGAACCATGTAGTGGTGGAGTGCTCCATCGACGGAGTTATAAACGATTAAGGAGGTTAAACCATGGCCTATATAGGATTAAAGCATCCGGTCTTTGCGCCGATTGCAACCGATGTCTCAGGCAGCCTGCCCACCTATGGGACGGGGCTGGTGGTGGGGATGGCTATCGGGGCTGATGTCAGCATCGAACTGTCGGACGCCAAGCTGGCTGCTGACGATACCATCGCAGAGATCGAGAACGGGTTTGTATCCGGGACCATATCCATGAACGTAGACGACCTGTCTGACGCCGCACTGAAAGCATGGCTGGGGGTGCAGGAATCCACACTGGGCGGAGAGGCAACCCTGAGAGAGGCCGCCACATATGACAGCCCCGAGGGTGGGTTTGGCTACTACCGGGTGCGCAAGAAAGCCGGAGTGAGGTCATACCGGGCCTTCTGGTACCACAAAACCAAATGGGGGATGCCGGGCGAGAACGCCGCCACCAAGCCGGACGGATCTATTGAGTGGCAGACGCCCACCGTCGAAGGTGAGATCATGACCGCCTTGGACTCAGCCGCCAGCTGGCGGGACCAGGCGACATTTACCAGTGAGGCTGACGCAATCGCCTGGCTGGATGGACTGGCGGGCGTACCTACAGTGGAATCAACTGGACTGTCTGGATTGTCCATGACTGGCACTGGCGGTACTCTGTCGCCGGCCTTCGGCGGAGCGGTCAGATACTACACCTTTGGCGGCGTGACCGCTACCGGCGTGACTGTGACTCCAACAGCAGCCGACCACACCATCAAGTTGTACGTTGACGGAGTATACAGCCAGGACATCGTTAGCGGAGAGGCGTCAACCAGCATAGCGATGGCAGTAGGCACCAAGAAACTGACCATCACCGCGCAGGAGCTTGGCAAGACCGTCCAGACTACCGAGATTATCGTAGAGAAGGTATCCTAGGAGGGCTTATGTACGAAGATGTACGAATCATAACCATCAGCCAGCAGGAGTACCCCGCCGTATTTAACACCGCCGCGCTCGAAGAAGTCACCCGTCGATATGGCGGGCTCACAGAGCTGGGCGAGACCATGAAGGAACCGGCTAAAGCCATCGCGGAGATCGCCTGGCTCATAGCCCAGCTGACCAACCAGGGGGCGGCGCTCAAAAAGCTGCAGGATGGCGTTGAGACTAAGACCTATAACGCAGACGAGATCAAGATATTGATGTCACCCAAGGAGTTGATGGACCAAGCCGACCTGGTGATTGAGATAATCAATGCTGGTATGGGTGATGAGGACGAAGCCGCCGACGAGAACACCGAGATCGATGAGGTGCTGGAGGAAATAGAAGCCTCAAAAAAGGAACCGGGCGCAGGGGATTAAACCCTCTGCGCCTTATCTTTTTGGGCTTACGGTGTGGCCTGACTGAGCAGGAATCCTGGCTGACCACACCCGGGCGCATATTGACCCTTTGGAAGTGGACACTGGAATACGATGAATACCTGCACTGGATAAAGCGCAACAAACAACGGCCTGGAGGTGAGGACTAAATGGCACTGAGAGAAATAGGAGCCACACTAAAACTGGATGGGGAAAAGGAATTTCGTAAGGGCATGAATGACGCCGCTCGGGGGCTCCGGGTGCTGGACTCCGAATTGAAAGCCAGTTCTGCTGCCTTTGCCGGGAATGAAAAATCCATGCAAGCCCTCACCAACAAAGGCACCCTATTTGAGAAAAAAGTAGCCCAACAGAAAAAAGTGGTCGAGGCACTGTCTCGGGCCGTCAAAGAGTCCGGCCAGATGTACGGCGAAGCCTCGGCCAAGACCGACGGGTACAAGATCAAGCTCAACAACGCCACCGCAGCACTGGCTAAGATGGAGCGCGAGCTGGAGCAGAACAGTCAAGCCATGGCTGAGTTGGGGAACGACACAAGCCGGGCCGCCAAGATGATGGACAAGCTGGAGCGCAAGGCGAAGGAGATGAACGCCAGCCTGAGAAAAGCCGGAGAAGGGTTAGGCAACGTCGGGCAGAAGATGGCCATGGGCGTGACCGCCCCGATCATAGGCGGTATCACACTGGCCACCGAGGGGACGCGGGAGTTTAGGCAGGACCTTGGCAAACTCGACGCCGCATTTAAGACTACCGGCCACGGGGTAGAGACCGGGCGCAAGCTGTTTGCCGACTTCTATGGCATCATCGGCGAGGATGATACGTCCATCGAGGCGGTCAATCACCTTGCCCAGATGACCAAAAACCAAAAGGAGCTTATCGACTGGACAACTATCGCTACCGGCGTTTATGCCTCATTCGGTGACAGCTTACCGCTGGAAGGGCTGACCGAAGCCGCCAACGAAACCGTAAAAGTGGGCAAGGTAACTGGACCTTTGGCTGATGCACTTAACTGGGTAGGTATATCCGAGGATGAGGTCAACGCCAAACTCGAAAAGTTTAACAGTGAGCAAGAGCGATCCGCTTATCTGACCGACCTGCTGACCGGAAAATACAAGAAGATAGCCACCGAATACAGAAACATCAACGGCGTTGTCATCGACGCCAACCAATCACAGGCCGATCTGCGCATGGAGATGGCCGACTTGGGCAATAAGCTGGAGCCGATAATGACTAAGGTCGTTCGCGCAATCACCAAGCTAGTGGATGCGTTTAACTCTATGCCGGAACCGATGCAGGATATGATCATCAAATTCGGCCTGATAGCGGCTGCGATTGGCCCGGTGCTCATGGCTGTGGGCAAGGCTATGGTGTTCTTTGCCTTGTTTGGCGACAAGCTGACCGGCGTGATAGGCATCGGGGGCAGGCTGATAACTGCGATCACCCGCATCGGCCCTGCAATAGCTGCCCTTGCCACCCCGGTTGGGATAGCGGTTGCCGCTGTGGTCGCACTGATAGCGATTTTTGTCAAGCTCTGGAACACTTCGCCAGCGTTCCGCAACTGGATCCGGGAGCTGGGAGATGGATTTGGCAATTACCTAAAGAGCAAAATCAATGGGTTTATAGAGGATATAAATACGGTCATTGCCTTGGCCAATAGACTGCCAGGGGTAGACGTAAAGCCAGTTAATACTTTGACCTTATCCTCTGGCACCACCGGATGGGCTGACTTCCGCAAGCTGGATGGCAACGCCGAGGGCACCCGGAGTTGGAAGGGTGGATGGACAATGGTCGGTGAAAAAGGTGCAGAGTTGGCCTGGTTGCCACAGGGAACTGACATCAGGTCGCATGGCGAGACCACCAGGATGATGAACCAATCCTTGACCATCGGCGGTCTCGTTCGCATTGAAGGCGTAAACAACATGAATGAAGTGGTCGGGGTGGCTGAGATCGTGGCTAAGCAGATTGAGCAGGGCGACCGCAGACTAGCGGGCAGAGTTAGAGTCATGCCCAGCATGGCGTAAGGAGGGGAGCAGATGAGCTTTTCGTGGGGTAGTACCGACTTATACGTAATACCAGATACCTATAATCTACCCTGGGCCGAAGTGACTATAAGCGAAATCGCGCTGCTCCCTGACCCAGCCGCGCTCAACTCTATATCAACCGTACTCCAGCAAGGCGGGCGCAAGCGGCAGATAGTCACCCTGTCTACCTACGTCAAGAGCTACTCGACGTACACAGCGATGTTGACCGACTGCATGGCCGGGACGCAGCGCACCTTAACCGGGGCTGACAGCTACAGTGAGACTATGATTATATCCAGCATCTCTCAGGCCGTGCGGAAAATATATCCGACCCGATTCGAGTTTACCGTCACGTTCATGGAGGTATAGCACATGATAACCATACCAGCAGCGATACAGACCCTATTGAAAAGTAAGATGATGATTGGGGACAACCGGCCCACCGGATATATCGAACTAGCGGGTGCGCCCGCTATATCTGGAGAAGCGCGGCCTACATGGGTTTTGCGGGGTAATGGCGCATATGATGTAGCGTTAGACCAAGGAGGCGTGCCGGGTTACGATTGGTATCAGGGGGATTGGTCAAATGGTTTTGTCTGCGAATTGCCGAGCGGGCAGGTATTAACCAGCTACCGGGAACTGAATACCAATGATTGTTATTTAGCATTGACCGAAAGCATGGAGTATCTTTTGGGCGGGCATAACCGCAATGCGATCACGGAATATAAGTTTTCCGCCGGGGATAACCCTAGTTATCAGATACCATTCGTGGCCCCTGCGGATGGCGAGGTTTATCTACTGGATATACAAAAACCCTACTACAAAAACGCGGCTATACCGTGCGAAATCAACTTATATAAGTCGCCCGACAAAGGGCTGGGGCAGATCTGGAACTGGCAGTCATTGTTGCATTCCAGCACTTTTACACAAAATGTAGCCGGATTTAACACGTCATCTGAAGGACAAATTTTAATCAGCGGGGACGATATAGTTGTGGCATTTATGGATGTTACAAGCTACAGCGGCTACCCCTATGGAAAATGGATGTGTCTATATAGCCGCAACGGTGGGACTACATGGGCGGTTTCGACGCTTTTTAGCCATGTTACTTCTGGCATAGGGTCGGAGGCTTACACCCTTGTCCCATCGCTTTGGAAAATGGGCAGTCGCTACTATATGTCGAATTGGGCCGATTTGTATACCGGGAGTTGGGTGCTTGCATATTCCGATGATTTGATTACTTGGACATACAAAGGGGTGGCCCCAGCGTCTGTCCCTGCAAGTTGGACAGAAAGTAATTCTGGGTATATACTACTCCAGCATGTGGTAATAGGCGACAGTAACACGATTTTTTTATACACCACGATGATGCCCCGGTACAGCTCCGCATCACTGATGGTGTAGTCGAGGGAAAAAATATCCTCACCCTCTTTGAATGTGTAAACGCTGGCCCCGGTGTCGATCGCCGCGCGGAATATCAACGTGCCATCTTCTTCGCAGAACCACTCAAAACTAGCTATCTCGGCAAGCCGCTGGAAAGCATCGG